GTTTATTAATATTTTTATAAAGAGACATTATTTTTTCTTTCTATTTATATCTTTTTTGTGTACTAACTTTTTACTATTTTTAGTATGAATTTTTCCAGTATGAAGTGAGCCATCAGACATTTTGTGGGTACTGCCTTTCCACTCCTTACCATCTTTGGTATAATGTTTTACACCCTTCATTTTTTCTTTTTCTTTTTTTTATTTTTTTTCTTAATCTTAGTTACTTTCATTTTCTTGTCATATCCGTATGTCATAATTTATTACTCCTTTAACAGTTCCACGCTCTACGAGACCAATAGTTTGCAGAAAGTTTATTGTTCTTACCTTTAATCCCACCTGATCTCGCACAATAAGATTTCTTTCGTGCAGGTTGGTTCTTCTTAATGCTCATATTAGGATCACCAAAATTAACTTTTTTAACCTTGTCTCCGTCTTTTACGAACACCTTAAACTTCTTAACATCACCCCTCATGGGTTTATTAAGAGGAACTGTTCTACCTTGATAGGTTGCCATTAGGCTTCTGTTTCATTTCAATAAACTGATCTACAGTCATATTTAAAACACCTGTATTTAATTCAAACTTCTCGTTAGTTCTTGTGTCCAGACGATCTGTAAGAAACTTTATATGTAGATTTTTTTCTTCAATCTCTTTAATTAATTCTTTGTTAATCTTCTTTTCTTTTCTAAGTCTTGATTCTACTTCTTTTACTGTACTCATTTACTAACTCCTTTAAATTTTTCGAACGATCTAATTCCTGACATTCCTAAAAGTGATATGACCAAAGGCATTAATGTGCCAACATCAAGTTCTGGTAAGGGTGCAGTCTCTAAATTAAATGTAGCTATAATAAACATTAAGAATTGCTTTAAAACATATTCCCAAAATATAGCTAACGCACAGGACATTCCTATAAGTGGTCTCCACGATCGTTGTAACATACCTGAGATACCACCTGCTACCGATTTAGAGTCAGCAAGGTTTATATCTGATTGTGTTTTGTTTATCTGTGCTTCTATTTCTTTAAGTTTGATTTTAGCATTATCTTTTTCTTCTTGTGAAGTATGAAGTGAATCTATAATTCCTCCAACACTTTTAACAAGATCGCCACCTAATAGTTTAGCTAACATTAAATACTCCTCATAGTTTCTGCTAGTTCGTTGGCTCTATTGGGTGTTTGTTTTGCCCATAAACTATCAAGCATTTCTGAACTAGCAGATTCATAATCACACTTGTTTAAGTGGTATCGAAAGTTTTTAAATTTTAGTAATCTTGGCAGTCCTAACTGAAAAGCCATATTAATAACACAGCCAAAAGCACGAGGATCAATATTCTCGCTTTTGATGAAAGTCTCTGCATCATTGGTAGCTTGTTTAAAGTCTCGTTCAAAGAACTCCATAATTTTCGTATCATCATATTCTATTCCTTCCTGTAAATCGTCTGTAGATAAAACTAAATGTCCTACTCCAAAAGTTGCATTTTCTAAATGGTCTAAGTAAACTTTATTAATTTTTCCTTCGTGTTTAATTATTTCTTGTTTTATTTCTTCGTACATTCTAATTCCTTTAACCTTTCATGGGCTATTTGTGAGATGTCTTGGAATAAGACAGGTATCAAAGATATATCTATCTCTGTAGGTTTACTAGTTTCTATATTTTTAGATTCATCTTTAGTAAGACTTAAATAAAGTTTACCAGATTGATAAACTATTCTCAAATTTTTCCATTCCATCTACCACCTTTTTCAAGTACCATAGGAACTAATTGAGGAATACCATTAAGAATAATCGCACAACCAAGAGTAGGTCTGCGAATGTTTATTTTAGAATAAGCAAAAGCTAAAGAATCTTTATCTATTAAACAACCTATAGTCATTCCCCACCTAAGTTTTTCTGGCGAGTTCCAGTACCCTAATTTTAGATCGGTGTGGAAATGCCCTTGTATAAAATTATATCCTATAGACATAGAAGATTGAACAGGATCTTTACTCATATTATGACAAAAATAATATTCACCATATTTATCTTTTATAACTAATCTTTCATGCCATTTCCAATTTTTATAATTGACACCTAATATATCTGCATAACCTTTTATAGCTTGTTTTGGAAAGCCATGATGTTTTCTTTTACGATAAACAAGAGAGCCATGATTGCTATGAAGTAAATCCATTTTAGGAAATAACTTTTCTAGTTTTTTAATTTTGTATTGTGCAAGTTCTAATTCTTTAGTAGCACTTGGTAGATCAGGATCAGAGTCATGAAACGATAAAGCTGAGTAATCAACTTCATCTCCAATGTTTACGACTCTTGAAAATTTATATTTATTGTTAATAGCCTTTAGAAAATAATAGCTATCTTGATGAGAATAAGGCTCATGCAAGTCTGAAATACAAAGTATATTAGACATACAATTATCTTTTCAAATTAGAGTAATATTGCAAGTATTAATTTTATACTAAATATGACTTATTTAGACCATTCAACTTTAAATTCTCTGCCTTTAGAATCGCTTATACTCATAGTTTGTTTCTCAGAACCCCATACATGGTTCTGTAATTTAGAATTTTTATGATGAAAGTTCTTTTGAATTAACTCTATTAATTTAACTTCAGTCATAGTTAATTGTTTTGTCTTTGCTTTTAAATGAGCATCTTCAAGAATTTTATCTAATTTTTCATGGTTTAAAGTAACTTGATCGCTTTGTGCAACCCTATATAATTCTTGATAATTCTTTTCATTTAACCATTTACGAAGTGTTGTCCAACTTACATCAAGTTCCTTAACACATTCTCTAGTAGTCTTTCCTTCTGCTACAAGCTCCATAAGTCTTGCCATAATACTTTGCTTGTATTTTGCAGGACGATTGCCTTGTTTATTTGATTCTTTAATTAAATCCATTTATTTTACTCCTAGAATTTTAGTGATTAAGAAAGTTATACTAATTAATATCCCACCAAACAAAGCTACTGCTTTTATACCACCAGCACCCATATTCATTTTAGCTTTTAACACTTCGATGTCTTCTTTGTTCTTAGTTAAATCCTTATGCATATGATCCAGCTTGGCTTCCATACTAGCTAACTGTTCTTTAATAGTCATTTTTTATTAACACCTTTACATTTTTCACGAACAGCTTTAAATTCTTCACCAAGTTTTAAATCTTTATATCTAGAACATACCTTTAACATCTCTAACTGTTGTTTAAGTTTTTCATTCTCAAGCATAATACTTTTATATTCTGATGTACAAGTACCACCAAAGCTATAACTATATCTTAATCCTACAGTTCCATTGTTACCTCTATTGTTAGATCCACTAGAATTATCATAGATATTTTCGTTTAATCTATATTCCATGTAAGGTTCTAGTCTATGAGATGAGCAATGATTTCCACCATTAAGATATTCATTCTGTCCAAATGCAAACGGAGATACTAGTATCATTATAATAATCCACCATATTATATAATGTTTCATTAATACCCACCATTTTTAATATCTTTAATATCATACTGCATTTGTCTGATTGTATCGTTTAGTTTATAATAAGAATCATTGAGAGCATTTAACTCTGATTCACTAGCAGTTGAATACATAATCTTTTCAATTCCTTTAGATGTAGCTTCTATTCTTCCTATCCAAGTATTGGTCTGTGCCATTTCTCTAAACATTTCTTCTCTAGCTTGTGTGTAATTTTTACTGTTATCATTAACATCTTTTCTTAACATCATAATTTCTTGTTCGTTACTATTAATAATATTAGTAAGTTTAGATGCATAGTTAATGCCAGAATAAATTGCTACTAGTATTGAAATAATAACAGGAACACCAGCAATATATTTTATCATTGGCACACAATATTACTCATGTCTTTTTGACAGAGAGTTCTGTATTCAGGATCTATTTGGAGTTTAATACCTTTGATCTTATAACCTAGTTCTAAGACTTCTTGCTTAATACTTAATACATTTTGTGATTCTTCTAATGATACAACTTTAGTTTTAATAACCTCAAAGTCTGAATGTACTTTTCCCACTACAAAAACATTACCTATTAATGCTGATAATAAAGTTATAGTTAATGCTATATTTTTAAGGTTGAGATCGACTTGCATCTATTTACCACAGATACATTCGCCATTACATTTACACATTAAGCATCATCTCTTGCTTTGCGATTTTTATAATCTGCTCTAGCTACTATTAAAGCAACAAAATCTGCTTTTACAGACGGAATAGAATCTGTAAATGATTCATCATTCATTAATTTTTGTGTCCATTCTAAATGAAATCTTTTCCAACAATTATTGATTTTACCATCTATAGCTGATTGTAACCATTCATCTATTCCTGCGTTGTCTGTGTGATTATATAAATTGTCTGATAATAAAGTTTGGTCTAAGTCTGTTAGTATTATTGTCTTATTATGATTTGCCATCTTATTGTACCTCCTTTAAGGTTGATTGTTTCATCATGCTAATAATTGCATAGCAAAAAAAGATTCTACTCTTAAATCTGCTTGTGCTGTTCCTCCACCTTGAAACCATCTAATAATACAAGTATCATTAGCGTCCATATCTACAACCATTGATTGAGAATGACCTAAATTAGTTGGATCAGCATCATATTGATTGCCAGTATCTAGTTTTGTATATTCTCGGTTTGAAGTTTTAATTTGTGTTTGCCAATAAGAAGAATCATGATCTAAAGCATCAAAATTTAAAGCTGTAGTAACTAAATACTTACCTGTTACTGGAGCAGTAAAAGTGCTGTTCGAAGCATTATAATCTGCATTTGTATCAGAAATTTCAGTTGCAAAAAGTAATGTTACAAAAGCATTGATAGCTAAATTTGATTGTTTACTAGCTGTCTTTGCTTGAAAGCCTGATTGTTTAGGTAGATTAAAATGACCTGCTGTATCTATATTTACAGCTTGTGATCCACTTGTAAAAATTTGCATACTATTATTAGAATGGTCATAGGTTAATCTTCCAATACCATTATCACCACTATCACCAAACATAACAGCTCCAGCTTGACCTGTACCAGAAAGAATTGTCATTCCTGAATAACCACTACCTTCAACAACTACATCATCTGCTTCTCCGTTAACACTTGCACCACTATCAGCAGTTTTAATATGAAGTCCTACACCTAAATCAGCACTAGCTGAATTTGCTCCTCCTCCTATAATCCCTGTAACATTTACACCAGTAGGATTTACTCTAAATCTTTCTGCTGGTGTAGCTAACTGACTTCCTGTTGCAGTTTTAAAAACATAGTTTCCGTCAAAAGATCCTGGACCATCTAAGAAATTTATTTCACCTTTTGTGTGAGCAGTTCTTGTGTCAATGGTAATTCCTGAACCATCACTTTGTCCATCAGTTTCTAATTTTAATAAACTTTTTAAAGTATTACCACTAGCTGTGCTATTAATATGTAATTCATCTGTAAGATTAACCTTTGCACTTGT